ACTTTAAACATAAAGTTTTACATATTGACATAGAATTAAAAGTTAAAGAAATGGGAGTCACTTATCAATTATGTGAGTTTGGAGTTAAAAGCATTGTTAATTTTTGGAATTGCCAAAATGTGCCAGAAATTTTACCTCCTTATTTTAAAGTTTATGATATGAAAAAAATAGATTTAAAATTTCATGGTTCTATGTTGGATAAAGAAACATTTGAATCAATAAAAAATTATATGCTATGAAAGAACTATCAATTTTATTACTTGTATCCTACAGCATTTATGTAGGTTATTTCTTAGGGGTAAACAAAGAATCACTGGATAAAGAAAATATATTCATGAAGTTCGTAGCTATTTGTTTTTCCTTTTGCTCTTTGTGGATTGCTTTAATATTAGATTGTATTATTTATATCAAAAAACAAACAAAATGAAAGCACAAGAATATACAGAGGAAGAAAAAGAAAGAAATACCCAAGATTTATTGGCACTTGCAAATGAAGGTGTTATTACAGTAAGAATAAAAGAATACGAATCAAAAGAAGAATTTTTCAAAAACGCTAAAATGTATTTTCGAAAATCTAAAACAATTTCATTTGATGAAAATGAGATTAAATGTTCTTCGTGTATTTTTTCAGAAAAAACAAGCATAAGATGGCATTCATTCATGTGTAAAAAGACTCATAAGCTTACAAATGATGCAGAATATAGACCAAAATGGTGTCCAGAAGTAGGTATAAACAAAATCATTTTTAGTAATGCACAATTTGACACAAATGAAATTGCATCTTTATCTATTTCTCAAATAAATGAAATAATCAAACAAGTTTTTCTTAACAAAGAAGATAAATATGTTTCAACAGACATTGAAGAATTGCTATATGATGAATCAGTTAAGAAAGATAAAAAACTAACAATACAGCAATATTTACAGGATATTAGAAATGGATTTAATCTTGACAAGATGATTTCAATATTGTCAAACGTTGATGAGGAACAAGTACACGAGATGGTATCAGAAGGAAAAATAACTATGGATACATACAACAAGGCAATAAAAGAAATAATGTTACTACAAATAAAAGCAAAAATAAAATGAAAACAAAAGTATCAAAAATAAACCTAGAAACACTAGAGTTTGAAGATGGAACAATATTAAGCTCTTATCATGAACAAGATTGTTGTGAATCGCATTATTTAAGCTTTTCGGATTTACAATTATCTGACTTCGATGGATTGGAGTTTGATTTAGAAGATGAAAATTCAATTATAAAAATTGAAGAATATGGCATAGCACTAAACCCAATTAAAGGATTTCCTGTAAGAATACCAGCATACAGTTCAAATAATGGTTATTATTCATCTGAATTAAGCGTAATTTTAGAAAAAGAAGGTAAAACTATAAAAGAAATTGACATTTCAGAATGTCAAATTGATTTATACAACACATGAAAACAAAATACCAAGCAAACAACTTAATCTTAGAGATTAAAAACGCACTAGCAAGAAATTCAAATAACATATCAACCGATTTATCTGATGGATTTAGAATGTTTATCAACTCCCTTGAACAATACAATTCAAACATAGAAGAGTTTGAGCAAATCGTAAACGAGAATACAGCAACACTTCAATCGGAGCAATCAAAAGCTATTTCATTATTATCCGTCGATTGGGCAGATGATAAAGTAACATCAAAAATGATTAAAGGAATTATAGAAAAACAAAAATAAACATGGAAAATAGACCAGAAATACAAAGCATATCATTGATTGATGCAAGTAATCAATCAATTGAGGTATTTTACAAAAAAGAAGATTCTCAGTTATTGCCAATTATAAGTTCAACTCTTGATAATAGACCACTTGTGATTATACATGAAGGGGTAGAAGTTTTAAGATTAAACATAAACGGAGACGTAGTAATTAAGGGGAAAGTAGTCGGAAACTGTATAGAAGCGGTAAATGCAATTCAATCAAATTTTAATTAAAAAATGAATATGGAAAAGAATGTATTTTGTTTTGTCATCAAATATCATGCAAAAATTGAAGAAAGGCAAATATTTGGAATCATTGGATTAAAAAGCAAAGAGCCATTTTTCGACAAAAACGAGCTGATATTTGATTTATGCCAAAAGCATGGGAATTTAGAAGAAATTAATGTTTTAAGCTTTAAAGTATTAAATGAAAATGATTTTATCGTTTATGGTAATAGTTTTTCACTATAAAAGCAAAAATAATGAATCCAATTATAAAGAAAATCATATCAATAGATGCTTTCAATGTAGTTTCTCTTTGGAGTGATGGCAAAAAAAGAGAAACAGATTTTTATAAATTCTTTAAAGATCAAGATGGAAAATATTTATCAGAATTTGATTGGCTTCAATTAGATGTTTTTAATTCAATAAGAATAATTAACGGGCTAATTGTATTTAAGGTTTACTCAAAAATATTACAATCGGAAGATTCATCAATAAAAATTAAAGTATATTCATCACAAGAAACAGAAGATGAGGAATTAAAATTAACTATAAGTTCATCAGATATTTTGTCAAAATCAATTGTTATATAAAAAGCCTTCCTAATAAGAAAGGCTTTTTAATTATTGTGCAGTTGCAAATAAATCTACTGTACTTGCTTTCTGTTCCTCATCTCTAATTGTTTCAAGTTCCTTTTCAGCATCCTCAACAAATCCAGCTTTCTGAATAGATGATAACTGAGACATTAAAGGTTTGTTTCCGTTTGCTGTAGTAAGTTCTTCAATCAAAGCTTTAATATCATCAATCATATAAGGACGAATTTCATGTGAAATGTCAAGTTCTTCGTATTTTGACTTATTGGCATTATCCATCAAACCAAGATAAGAAAGAATAATTGACTTTCTTCTGTCCATCCAAGAATCATAAATTACTTTATCCGCCATAACTTTTAAGTGCGCATCAAGAAAAAGTAATTTCAAAGCAACACCAGAAACAACTCCAAGACCCTTAACAGATTCAAATGAAAAATTAGGGGTTTGAGTAAATTCAAAAATTATTCTGAAAAGGTTTTCAATTTCCATCTTAACCGATTCTGGTGCAGAGTTCCAAGTTACATACTCCAATTTTGAGCCAACTTGACCAACAACTAACTTGCCTTGTTCTCCTTTTTTAACCATTGCTCCAAGTTCACCCTGCATAAATAAAGTTGGTGAGCTATGAAAGTCATTTGTTTCCGCATGATTAGATAGCAGAACTTCTAATCTATCAATTGCAGTTTGCACATCATGCCATTCTGTTTCCGATTGACAAATGTAAACTACAGGAATTTTTCCTAAAGCATTAGCAGTATCTTTGATTACTTGATAACCTCCTTTTTCATTAGAATAGCTTAAAATCTGATAAGCAGTATAAACATCAAAATATGTTTTACTTTCTCCCGATTCCGTTAATGTGTATTCACGGCTAAAAGCAATCATGTCACCATAAGCATCAAAAAATGGGTATAAGATTGAATTTTCAGCACTAAGTACAACAGCTTTTAGTTTTAGATTTGTAGAAAAACCATATTTTGAATTAAGTGCAGTCTCAGGAGTAAACCATAGTTCAGCACTTTCTTTGTAAGTCTTCATAGCCTTGCACATCAATTTATCTAAGCTATCATACTTTGCATACTTCAACATTTTCAAAAATGAATCGAAGTATTTCTTATTTTCAGGTGTTTGGTCTTCATTTGTCCAATTAACAGAATTGCCAAAAGCAAAAGAGACAGCAGTATTTACTATTCGCTTTTGAAAAGGAACGCCAACACGATTAACATATTCAACTCTACTGCCAGAATCCAATTCAACAATCCTATCAGGTCTTTTGACAGTATCAAATACATCATGTTTTTCAACATCAATATACTTTGTCGAATCTGTCTTTGAGCTTGGAGAATTAGTATTTTTTTCTGTTTTATACTGTTCTCTGCCAGACTTTAATTTTTCAATAATTCTAGTGATTTCAACTTCACCAGTTATTTCTTCTATTTTTTTTAATTCTGCCATTATTTTATAGTTATCTAAACATTGAAGCTATTTTTTTAACATCTGCTGATTTATGAGCTAAAAAGTAATCAATTGCATAACAAAGAACATCAACATACTCGTCATGCTTTTTATTTGGAAATCCACAAACTTCATCAATAAAATCAGTATTCCATGAATCTTCAACCAAATAAACTCTTCCACCCTCAACAATTGGAGAAGAAGCATTAAGTCTCATATCCTTAGATTCTTTCGGTGTAGGAGTTTCAACTACATTCAAATTAGACTCTCTTCTTAATTGCTGAACAGAAGATTTTCCGCTTGCTTTAGGCTCAATTCTTAGTGTACTTCCATTACTATATCCGTTCTCAATAGTCCACGTTTTGAAAAAATGAATAAGTTCAGGAAATTCAAGCCTTACTTTTTTAGCAGAACTAATGTAAAGGTCATTATTAATTTTGCAACAAGCTATAATTCCAGTAGGGTCATTTTCCATATCAGAAGTATATGCAGTGTCAGCAAAAAAAGTAATTGATATTCCTTTAGCACGTCTAATATTTTCAAATGATTCACGAGTAATTTTCTTAAACCAAGCCTTCTTAATAATATTACCTCCTTTTGCAGAAGGTGACTGCTCAAACTGATTAGCATAACCACGAGAACCCAAATCAATTTTCATTTCATCAAGAATATTATTATTCAAGCGATTTATATCAAGCAATCCTTTTTCATAAAAATCTCTATATTCTTCTGTAGTAATATCAGATAATTCAGCAGGTAAACAAACATGACGTAACTTATCTTTCTTTCTTGCTAATAAATATCCAGCAGGGTCGTTTTCATGTAACCTTTGCATAATTAAAACAGTAGGAGTAATATCCTTGTTAGTCTTACGTGTAGGCAAAGTCTGAGAAAAGAAATTATTAATTGATTCCAATATTGCGTCAGAACTTGCCATTTTTGGATTCAAAGGGTCATCAATCTTTAGTATGTCATAATGTTTTGATGTAAGAGTACCTCCAACAGTAAAGGCATAAAAAGCACCGTTTTTTGTTGTCTTAAAAGAGTGCTTAGTGTCTTGACCTTTTCTAATTTCAAATTCTGGAAAATATGATTTAAATTTTTCGCAGTGTACAAGAACTCTAATCTTATCAGCAATATCTTTAATCGCATCGTCTGAATATGAACCAACAGCAGTACGAACACTAGGTTTATTGCAAAACTCCCAAGCAGTACCAAGAATGGAAACAATTGACGTCTTTGAAGTACCGGGTGGAACGTTGATTATTAAATCATTTCCCTTTAACTCTTCATTAATAGCTCTTCCAGTAACTGATTGCAATTCATCACATAATACTTTCATGTGCCAATTCCAAACTAAATCATTAGCAATAATCTCATTCCAAAACTCTTTGACAAAAAACCATAAATGTCTTTTGCAAAGTTCTGCTTTCACCTTATTCAAGTCGATATTTGGAATACTACTTACTTGCATCTACAATAGCCATTAAAATATCGTCTGGCAATTTTGAGTAATTAATTGTTGTTTTATTTTCTGTTTCAATAGCATTTCCATCCTTACCTGTAATCTCTTTCTTTTCAGGACTATACAAACCTAATAACTTTCTTCTCTCAATCAAGTTTGCTCTAATTTCAGATATGTAACGAACATCACCATAATTGATTTCAGATTTAACGGCTTCTTCAATTTCTTTCGTACTAATCTTAACTCCATTACCTAGAATTTCACCTTTCTTTTTAGTTGATTTAAGCTCTTGGTCTAATACTGATTTTTCCCAAGCATCCCAAAGAACCTTAATTATCTCATCTATAATTGAAAGCTCCTTCTGTATAGCATCATCAACGTTTTGAACTCTTTCAGCTTTCCATTCCGCAAGAAGAGTTTTACAGTCATTGAATACTGTTTGCTTATTCATAGGCTTATCAAGATTTAACTGTTTAGTTACCTCTTTTGCTATTTCAGAATAAGAATACCCTCTTTTGTATAGTCGCCCGACAATTTCTAGTCTTGCCTGTTTGAGTTTAAGTCTTATCTCTTTTGCATTCATATTTTACGTATTTGTTTTTTACGATTTACCAAAATGTTTACGCCAATCTATAAAGTGATGAGGTCTATTGAATCTTATTACAGTTTTACAATATTGAGGCCATACACTTTCTATCATTTTTGCTTTAATTATCTTCTTTGCTTTATCGTTATTTTTATACAATTCGTCTTGATTGCCTCCTTTCATTTTAGCTACTGTACTTGTTTTATTTGTCATGTAATAAATACAACTTGAAGTAGTTCCTTTGTTATGAAGCACTTGTAAACACAAGTCAATATCTTCATTATATTTTAAACGCCATCTAAAAGACAATGATGTTTTAATTAGCATAGCAGAATAGACATGAGTATTTAATTTAAATGCTGTTTTAGGTGGTTTAGCAACAAAATATCTGTATTCAAAACCCGAAATGTCATTATCGTTTTTTAATGAAAAATTCTCAACATATCTAATAGCGTCTATTCCATTTTGATAATTTTTCTTTTTTCCGTTAATCCATTTTGCAAAACCTCTAATATTGTCATCAAAACACCAATAATATTTAAAGCCATTACTTTTTGCGTGTTCCCAACAAAAATTACGTGCAGGATAAGAGCCTAAACCAAGATTTGAAAAAGGTAGCTTTAAAACATACTCAGCACCTATAAATTTACAATACTGTTCATATTCCTGTGGTTCTACTGCAATTTTAAAATCAATATTACAAGATTTGAAATAATTTGCTGTTAGTGCAGTTTTATATCTACCTTTTGAAACTATATAGATTGGGAACAAAGATTTATTTGCCATGCTTGACCTTGTTTTTTTAGTATTGACTTGTATTCGCTAAATCTTTCTATCCAACTTTCTGCTTCTTCTGTGTCATTAAATGTAATAACTATTTTTTGCTGGCCAGATGAATTACCTACTGGGTCAAATTCTTCGTTTGTATCTACGTCACTTTCATCCATAGAATTTACAGAATCATTAGAACCCCACAAAGTTAAACCCCAATTATCCAAATCAATTGCATCCCATTCATTAGCAAGTAAATCAAAATCCCATGACCCGTTATTCACATTGTCACGAATAATAATTTCACGTTCTTTTTCTTCTGTCAACCCTTCAATTAAATGAGTAGGCACTTTTTCAAGTTTCAGAAACTTTGATGCCTCATATCTTTGGTTTCCTCCTAAGATTATAAGTTCTCCAGTTCTATTACTCAAAATCAATGGACGTGCTTCAAAATATTCTGGATTATCTCTAATTGACTGAATCAATTTAGCCAAATCCTGTTCTTTTATTTGCCTTGGATTATTATCAAGCTTTTTTAAGTCACTAAGTTTTCTGTATTCCATATTATAAAATTGTATTATTCTAAGTTAAGTCACATTCACAATGGAAGACTAAAAAGTATTGCACTATTTTAATATTCAAAATATTCATATAAAAAATATTTATACAAATATCGAAAAAAATCAACATGATATAGAAATTATTTATAGATTTGTGTTATAATTGTATCGTAAATATAGAAAATATTTATAAATGAAAGATAAAGTACTCCAATTGCTTAAAACTAAGTATTCAAATTTAGGGTTGAGCGTCAAAACATTAGAGGGGTTCGCTGAACAACTCGCTACAAATATCACAGAAGAATCACAAATTGAAGGGGCTGTACAAGGGGCTGAGTTTTATTTAAAAATTGCACAAGGTGAAGCAGATAGAGCAAGACAGGAAGCAAAAAAGAATAATACTCCTCAGCAACAACCAACACCAGAAACTCCAAAGCCAGAAACAACAGACGACACGCCAGAATGGGCAAAAGGTTTGAAGCAGACCATAGACGCACTAACAACAAAAGTTAGCACTCTTGAAGCTGAAAAATCATCGACATCAAGACGTTCTTTGTTGGAGCAAAAAATTTCAAAAGCCGACCCAATACTAAAGGCTAAAATCTTGAAAGATTTTTCGAGGATGAATTTTGAAACAGAAGACCAGTTCAATGAATATTTGACAGAAACTGAAACAGATGTTTCTACTTTAGTTCAAGATTCAATCAATAAGGGACTTTCTGAAACAAAGCCAATATTAGGAGGTGCAAAAAACAAAGATGGTATTTCTTCAAGTACTGCTGAGTATATCGAAATGACTACAAAGGCACAAACTGAAACAGTAGGAAAACCATTATTTAATAACATTTAAAAAATAAAAAAATGCAAAATTTCACATCAACAGATTCTGCTGTTTCAAAGATTGTCTTTCACAAGATGATTGAAGACATTCAGGGAGGTGTTACGATTTCAATTGCAGATTATACAGACGGTTTTATTTTGCCAGCTGGTTCTGTAATCGGAAAAGGCTCAAATGGTTTGTTCCGTGTGCTGAAAACTGCAAAGCTAACTGCTGATGCAACCAACACCGCAACTACTTATCAAGTAGAAAAAGGTCATGGGTTCAAGGTTGGTGAGTTTTTAGCTTCCGCAACCGGTGCAAAGGCTTATGCAATTACTGTAGTTGATACTTCAAATGCTAATTATGATGTATTGACAGTAGGAACTACTTTAGGTTTAGCATATACAGCAGGTCAAGGACTTTTTAAAGCACTAGCAGAATCAACATCAACTTCTTCTGCTTTTGTTGTAACTCCTTATGCCGTAACTGGTCAGGACTTAAAATTAGTAGCTGGAGACAATAACTTCATTGATGCTTATTTGAGAGCTACATTATTTGAAGCAAATGCACCAGTAGCAACATCACAAATTAAAACTGCATTACCACAAATTTTGTGGATTTAATGCTTTTTGTTTAACATTTTAATAAGTAATAAATATGAGACCATCTCTTATTGAAGGATTAAATAAACAAGACGTGCAAGCAGTTTTTAACTCTTACACGCTTACAGAATTTAACTTTCCTACATTATTTCCTTTAAAGTTTTCTCCAATTTTGACATGGGAAAGCTTAGAAGGAACACAAGGTTCTCCAGTAATTGCCGACGTAATTTCTTTTGATTCAACAGCACCAAGAAAAATTCGTGAGAAAGTTTCTAAAGCAAATGGTGACATTCCAAAAATTGCAGTAGCAAGAGAAAAGAATGAAAAGGACTGGAACTATTACATGAGCTTGCAAAGATATGCCAACGATTCAGCAAAACAGGCTATTCTTGATTGGATTTGGGGAGACCAAGAATTTACATACAAAGCCGTTAACGGACGTATTGAGTACAACGCACTCAGAGCGGCTTCGACTGGAAAATTGTCATTGACTAATTCAAATAATGACGGTGGAGTTGTAACAGAATATGCAGTTGATTTCAGCATTCCAACAGCAAATAAAAGCGGTGTTTCTGTAAACATTACAATTGCAAATGCTTCAACATCAAATCCAATCACAAAGATTAAAGACATCGTTAAGCTTGCAAAATCTAAAGGTCAAAGATTGAGATATATCTTTACTGACAATGCAACTATTGATGCAATCTTGGCTTCTGATGAAACATTGAAAAATGTTGCTCCTTGGGTAATGCAAGCAACTCAATTAACACAAACGCCAAACTTACAATCTTTAAATTCTGCATTAGTAGGACTTGGATTGCCTGTAATTGTGCCAATTGAAAGCTTCTTGACAATTGAAATTAAAGGAACTCAAACACAAGTAGAACCTTGGGAAACTGGTGTTATGTTGTTTTCTGATTCGGCTAATATTGGCAATACTTATCATGCACCTTTGGCTGATGAAATGGTAGATACTACCAATTCGATTAAAGTTAAGCGTGAACACGTTTTAATCAAACGTTTTGCAAACGAAGAGCCTTTAAAAGAAACTTGCTTGGCAATGGCTAACGCTATGCCTGTAATTTCAAATGTAAGCTCAAAATATTTGGTAGATACATTAGCAAGTTCTTGGACGAAATAAGTAATGGCAACGATTAAAGAAATAGTTATAGCAAGGCTTTCTGAATTTTCAGTTAGTCTTGCTACAAATACAATAGATTCATACATAACTGCTTCTGGGATTGATGGAAGTCAAACTTTCACATTAGAGAATGCTATTTCTGTAGATTCAATTATGTATCAAATTATTCCTTTAATCATGACATTGCCTAAAATATCAGAGGGTCAATATTCCCGTGAATATGTAGTTTCAGGACTTTTAGCTTATTACAAATCTCTTTGTGTCACTTTAGGATTGCCAGACAAGCTTACCCCACAGCCAAAAATTCAAAACGCTTCTAATAGATGGTAAAGCAATATCCATATTTTCTTTATGCTTACCTGACAGGCACAAGCACTCAAGATTCAGAAGGGAATTGGATTGAAACAGGTGGAAGTTGGACTAATATTTCTGTTTGTAGAGATGAAACCAATACAAGAGCTAATCAAATTACATTGCAAGATGAGACGGCTTATGTTTATGAATCGCTAATACAATTACCAGTCAATTGCCAAAAAATTGAGGTTGATATTCAAATTGAGGTAAGGGATTTAGAGGGAAATGTTAGAGTAAAAGGTAAATGCAGAAGATTTTCAAAAGACCAAATGCACTGTAGATTATGGCTTTAAGAGCAACCTTTAATATGCCTGACATTAATGCCTTAACCGAAAGAAAGAAACAGGCTTTTCATGATGCAGTAGTATATAGGCTTAATTATCTAGGTTTTGAATGTTATAAGATTGCTAGAGAAAGAGGTTCTTATATTGACCAAACAAGCAATCTAAGAAGTTCAACAGGTTACATAATACTATATGATGGTACTTTGGTTAAGTCTGGAGGATTTGAGCAAATAAAGTCTAGTAAAGAAGGAATACGTACAAAATATGGCAAACTTGATAAAAGGTACAAGGCAAACAAAAGTATAATTGAAAAAAAAGAAGGTGATGATATTGGAAAAGAACTTGCCTTTAAAATAGCCAATGAATATCAGTCTGGTTATGTACTTATAGTAGTCGCTGGAATGGAATATGCTTTATCGGTTGAATCAAAAGGTTATGACGTATTAACTTCTGCTGAATTGTATGCAAAGGATGAGATAAAAGATATTTTGAAAAAAGTAGTTAGTGACGTAGCAAAAATAAAATGAAAACAACCTTTGACGCAATAGATATTATTTATTCAGTTATCAATAACTCAAGCTTAAAAACTGGGGTAAATGGAACAATAAATAAGCTAAAAAGACAAACAGGAAGCACAAAGGAAGATATTGTAATTAACTCGATTGCCCTTACAGATACTAATTTACAAGAAGGAGTATTTAATGTAAATATTTATGTGCCAAATATTACTATAAATAGTTCTTCATTGCCAAATACGGTACGACTAAAAGCATTGTCAGAAGAAGCGAAAGAGCTTTTTGAAGAAGTTAGTGGTTCGACTTACAATATTTGGCTTTCTGAACAATTCATATTTGAAGATGTTCAAACAAGTTTTCATTATATCAATTTAAGATTAAGATTTAGATTTTTAGGAAATTAAAAACAAAATAAAATGGCAAAAATATTCACGTATGGACTAGAGCAAATTGAGTTTGGAGATATTGCAACAGACGGAGGAGTAGCAACAACATTCTCTAACAAGGGCTTGACGTTCAAAGACTCTTTTGAAATTGCAGAAGCCGACCCAGATTTGCAAAAGTTTCTTTCAGAGGAAAATGATGACCCTGAAATGATTATTTCAACTCAAGGAGAAAAAGTGTATCGTTTTCAATTAATGAATCCTGGTGTTGAAGAATTTGCGTACTTCATGGGTGGCACTGTAGTTACTGGTCCACCAAAAGTTTATGAAGCTCCAGACGTTTCTCCAACAATTGAAAAGTCAGTTAAGATTACACCGAAGCAAGGTCACATCTTGATAATCACAAGAGCAAGAATCACCGCAAAAGAATCAGGTACTTACTCAAAAACTGGTTTAGCAATGTTAGACATCACCATTACAGTAATGAAGCCAACAAAAGCAGGAGAACCAAAATTGACTAAAACAGAACAGTAAAATCAACAAACTAAATTAAAGCCGAAATGAATATTTGTTTCGGCTTTTTTTCTAATATGGATTTATTAAATGCCGAAAAGTCAGAGCTTGACGTAATGATTGATAAGGGTGTAGAATTTAAAATACCCAAAAGGTCAATATTCAGGTTTTTAGGAAAAAAAGAAAGAACATTTACTATCAATCAACCATATTTAGGGACGCTTGATTTATTGTCAGCAGAATTTATTAAGATTGATTTTGATGAAGAAAGACTGAAAAATGATGGATTGAGTGAGTCTAAATTATTGGCAAGTCGCTCGTGTAAAGTTCTTGCTAACATTCTGGCAATATCAGTTCTAAACTCAAAGATTAAGATTAGGCTTTTCAAATGGATTTTATCTAATTATTTCCTTTGGAGAGTAACACCAAAAAAAATGCTCGATTTATCGTTGGTGATTAACTACATGATGAATTTAGAGGGTTTTATAAACTCTATCAGATTGAACGCAGTGAACAGAACAGCGAGTCCGACACTGATAGAGATGACACAGAACAATTAGGGATGAAAAGCCCTTTCGGACAAAGAGATTCTATTTTATCAAAGTATCATTGGACACTTGATTATCTATTATGGGGCATTAAATGGGCAATTGTTCAAAGAATGCTAATAGATGCTTCAAGGTACAAGTACAACAAAAAAGATAAAGAAGGTAATTATGTTGAAAAGGTAAAAGCGGAACAAGCAGACTGGGAAAAGATGTTAGGAGGAGTTCCAACAAGATAATATGAATAATAACGACGGTGCTTTAAGTTTTGATGCGGTAATTAACGATTCAGATTTTCAAAGAAAGTTTGATGAAATGTCACGTAGAGTATCAGGATTTTCAAATGAGACAATCAAAGAAAATCAAAAGGTTGATGACAGTTTCAAAAAACTTGGAACTGCAATTGCTGGTTACATGACATTCGATTATCTTAAAAACTTAGCTAATCAAATAATTACTGTTAGAGGTGAATTTCAGCAATTAGAAACTTCATTTCGTGTGATGCTTGGCTCAAAGGCAAAAGCAGATGCCTTGATGGGTCAAGTTGTACAAATTGCATCTGAAACGCCTTTTGGATTGAAAGATATAGGCTCGGCAGTTAAAATGTTGGTTGCCTATGGTACAAGCTCAGATAAAGCAGTAGATTCTTTAAGAATGCTTGGAGATGTAGCTTCTGGTGTAGGTCAACCGCTTAACGATATAGTTTATTTGTATGGAACATTACAGACGCAAGGGAGAGCTTATGCAGTAGATATTCGTCAATTTGCTGGTCGTGGTATTCCTATTTATAAGGAGCTTGCAAATGTTCTTAAAATCAATGAATCAGAAGTTAATAAATTTGTTGAAACTGGTAATGTAGGTTTCAAAGAAGTAGAACAGGCGTTCAAAAATATGAGCGGAGCTGGTGGTATTTTTGCAAATGCAATGCAAGAGCAATCAAAAACCATCACAGGATTAATATCTACTTTGAAAGATAATATCGACCAAATGTTTAACGACATTGGCAAGAATCAAGAAGGATTTATTTCTGGAACAATCAAAGCGGGTATTTCACTTACTCAGAACTATCAATCAGTACTTGATATTTTGAAAGTACTTACTTTGACTTATGGTGCATACAGGAGTGCAGTAATTCTAACAACAACCATTGAGTCTTTATCTGTAGCATCAAGGGTAGGAGTAACAGCATCAATGTGGTTAGAATATCAGGCATTAACAGCCACTACAGTAGCACAGAAGGCTTTAAACGCTACAATGCTTGCAAACCCTTATGTTTTGGGTGCTACTTTGATTATTGGATTAGCAAGTGCAGTAGCAATACTTTCAACGAATACAGCAATAGCAGAAAGAGCAACCGATAAATTCAATCAAGAACAAAGTGATTATGCAAATACAGTAAAAAAAATAAAATCAGAGACAACAAGTTTGTCAAATATTGTTAGAGATAATGCGGCTACTCAAACCGAACAACAAGAAGCATTCAAAAGGCTAAAAAAAGAATATCCAGATGTTATAAAAAACATCACGTTGCATCAATTAAAAACGATGGATGCAACAACTGCTCAAAAAGCCTTCAATGACGCTATAAATGAAATGAGTACTGCCAATTTAAAGGCTCAACTTTCAACTATTGACAATGAAATAAACAACACAAAGAGAAGTTTAACAAATTTAAGAACAACACCACAATTAGGTGTTACTGGTGGAACTTCTGCACAATTCTTTACACTTACAAATAGCTTAAAAGAACAAGAAGCTTTAAGAAAAGAATATCTTGATAAGATAAACTCTACAAGAAGAGCAGAAAGAAAAGCTAATGTAGAGAAGATAAAAGAAGACGCAGAAGCAACAGTTAAAAATAAAAAGTATTATCAAGGCCAAATAGAAAGTCTTGAAATGCTTCAACAAAAATATGATGTTGGTTCTGCAAAATATAAAGAGTATCAATCAAAAATTGATAAGTTAAACGAAGTACTTAATCCAAAAAAAGGCAAAAAAGAAGAAGAAATTGCACCTTTTGGAAGTATTCGTTATTGGGAACAAGTAGCCGAAAAGGCACAAAAAGCGATTGAATTAAGCACTAATCCAGCAAAAACTAAGCAGTTAGAAGCAGAAAGAACAAGTGCAGAAAGAAAAGCAGAATACCTTAGAAAACAACTTAAAGTACTAAGTTTTGAAGATGAGATTAATGAAAAGAAAAAGCAATATGAGCTTTACGAAAAATGGGTTCAGTCTATCTCAAAGGATTCAGCAAACAAACAATTTTCAGAACTTGTAAAAAGTGGTGAAAGCTATTCGGCTTATCTTAAATCTCAAATTGTTGCATTAGAAAAGGAATCAAAAGATGGCACAATAACAGAAGCAGGAAACAAAAGACTTGTAAATCTTACTGTAGAGTATAATTCGGTAACTGGTGCTGGAGCTGATATAGATAAGTTCAAAGAATCGCTTGTATTGGCAAAAAATGAAGCTAAAAACTTAGCTGAATATCTTACTAAATTACAAGAAATTCAATCAAACTTAGGGAATGATACAAGTGCTTTAGGTATTCAAAAGAAACTTGAAATTTCAAAAGGAATTGTTGATACTGAAAATCAGATAAGAGCAAACCTAAAAAGCTTTATCGAGAATTCTCAGAATGCCGAACAGCAAATACTTAACATAACAACTAAGTATAATAATCTTAGAGCCGACAATGATAAGCAGTATTCAGATAAGAAAGATTTAACTTATCAAAAAACATTAGGATTAATTAATGAAGCCGAAAAATCGGAATTAAAAGAAGTTGAAGATAGCAGGATTAAAAATCTTGAATCTTATAAAAAGCTTCAAAATTCACTTTACGAAGCAAATAGAGAAGGACTAAAGAAAAGGATTCAAGATGAGTTAAACTATTTAGAAGATGTAAAAAAATCTTATGGTGAAAATTCTGATGAATACAAAAAACAGCATTTAGTAGTTAGTGGATTACAAAAAGAATTAAAAAAATCAACTCTTGATACAGCTAAATCTTTTGCTTCGCTTGCAAACGAACTAGGGGGTTTATTATCTGAAATTGGAGGTGATTTTGGTCAAATTGGTGGATTGCTTTCTGGGGTGTCTGGTTCGGTTGATAAAATTGCCGTAAGCTTTGATAAAACTGCAACAGAGGCAGACATTGTTAAGGCTGGTATTAGCGGAATAATTGACCTTACTAATATGTTAGTTTCTGCTTCAAACGAAAGAAACAAAGCAGAAAAAGAATATCAGTTAAATGTTTTATCATTCGAGAAAAACTATTCATTAGCACTTAATGAAAGATTGGGTCTTATGGCTCAATCAGAAGAGAGTGTTTTTGTAAAGAACGTTCAAGGTAGATTAGCAGATTCTTTCAAAATGTTTAATGATGCTTCTGAAAAATATAAGAAATCATTAGAAGAGCTAAATAAGGGTCAGGCAAAAATTGGACAGCAAAATAATATTTCTGGTGCAAATATTGGAAAAGGTATAGGGTCTGGAGCTATTACTGGTGCAAGTATTGGGGCTTTGGCAGGTGGTCCAGCTGGAGCAGTAATAGGTGGAGTAATAGGCTCAATAGTTGGAGGCATTGCAGGACTATTCGGAGGTAAGAAAAAAGAAGATAGCTATGGGGCTTTATTGATGGTTTATCCTGACTTAATCAAAACAGCTTCAAACGGTCAAAAAGTCTTCAACAAGGAATTAGCTCAAACATTAATCACTAATAATCAAGTTGATGATACTACCAAAATTCTTTTGCAAAGCACAATTGATTGGACTAATCAAATGGAAAAAGCTAAAGAGGCAGTTAAGTCTATCATATCTGAATTGGCTGGTAATTTAGGCAATTCACTACGTGATTCATTAGTTACGGCATTTAAGGATGGGACAGATGCGGCTAAAGCTTTCGGTAGTTCTGTAAGTGCAGTATTAGAGGATATTTTAAGTCAATTAATCTTTAATCAGGTATTTTCTAATGCTTTTCAAACTTTAGAAGACCAATTAACCGCCAGTTCTGACTTAATTAATGGTGGTGATAATAACTGGATAGATGATTTTGGAAGATTCTTTGAGCAAGCTGATGGATTGTGGAATCAATTCTATGAAGGGTTGGCATCCGCACAGCAGTCGGCTAGTATGTACGGATTAAATGTATTTCAAAAATCGCCAACTGGTGCAACCTCAAATAGTGCTTTATCAACGGCAATTAAGGGAATGTCTCAGGAGTCTGCAAGTATTATAGCAGGACAATTCAATGTAATTAGAATAAATTCAGCTTCGCAAGTGGCACTAACAAGAGAGGGAAATGCTCATTTGTCGCAGATTAGCAAATATTCAATTCAATACTTACCTTACTTAAAGGATATACACGATAAATTAAATAATATGAGTAGTGCGGATTCGATTCTACGTTC